GGAATATATGGTTCGTTAGATGTTTCTTCCTTCAGCCAAAGATCAAATCCGAGTCCTGTATGGACAGCCACGCATTTGACAAATGCCCTGCACATACTATTCCACACTCTCTGCTGGCTCATGGAGTTGTCTTTCACCGGGTTAGCTCCGTTCATTACAGGGGTCTGCATATAATACACATTGTCGTCAATCACAACCTTGATCAGCGTCTCGTAACATCTGTTGGTATTTCCATTCTTATCCTTAAATTCAACATCTGTCCGCCTGAGGCTGCTACCTGTCACCGGATCCGGCACAGGCTCCCAATATACCTTACTCGCCCCATTCTTTCTCAAGAGATCAATACAGGTTGCCCAATTCAGATAATCAAGGCCATCTCTTTTTTTACAAAAAGGTCTGACGTCCATTTTCCTTAAAGTCTCATAATCTGCAAGTGGCATTACCCTTCTCCTTCCTCCTCAATCCAGTTACCTGAAAAAAACCATTCGACCAGCTCTTTTCTGAACTCCTGCCGGTCTTCTTCTGTTCCCTTCAGGCATCTTTCCAAAGCGTAATCATACGCTTTGTCTTCTGTTACCACCGTATCTTCTTCCGGTCCGATTCCTCTATATATCTTCATTCGTACGCCCCGATTATCGCTCTTATAGTTTCTCTATTTGAGAATGGTGTTGACCCTTCCTCGTCTTCGTGCTTCAGAAACGTGATTAATGCGTCCATCTTTCCTTCCATCAGGCACAGGCTCTTATATCTGTCTTCGTCAACGAAAATTTCTTTCTTTTCTGCCATTGCCATATCCTCCTCGATTTGTTATTATTATGTTGGTTAATTTCCTAAGTGCCTGAGAGGTTGCCGCCTCGCTATGGCACTCTTTTTATATATATGTCTGCCCGAAAGCCACACAGCAGACCATTAATGCAACCGAGAACCCGATTACGAACCAAAAGGCTTTCTCAACAGCCTTATCATATGTATCCGGCTGTCTTACCGGTTCTTTTGTCTGTTTTCTCTTTCTGATCTGAATTACCTCCAGTTTTTCCATGTTTCTCACCTCCTTTAAATGATGTGCAGATACCTCTGTGGCGTTCCATGCAGTATCTGATTTTTCTGCACTTCCTACACGGACTGTTCACTTGTCTCTCCCTCCATTTTTCTCACAAGCACCATTGCCTCCAGTGGATCATAAGCAGGAACGTATTTTCGTCCCGCTCCCTCCAAGTACTTGAAAAACCGGTTGTAATCTGCATACACCGCCTTATCAATAAATCTTTCGATCAATGCACTCTCCGGGTATCTCCCGGATTTGATTTCTCTCCGGATTCCCTCTTTCCTGTTCTTCACAGTTCCCATTGACTGACCGTACATATCACGGAAATAGGAAGTCTTGCCATACTGGTTGATGGGTTTCTTCTCTTCTTTGACTGCTTCTGCTATCAGAGGAAGGATTTCATAAATATGTTCCAATTCTGCAATGGCTTGTGCTTTAGTCATCTGCATTCTGTATCACCTCGCTCTTCCTTATCCATCGCTTCTCTTACTTTCAGCATCTCTGCATTGTTCCTGCTGCCTCAAGAGCAAGGTATTAGCATCCCTTGTCAACAGAATAATGTCCGGCAAATCAATTTGTTCTAAGATTTCTACTATGTGCTTGATTTCCTGCTTTTTTCTTTCTTTCAACTCTAACATCGTCTTCACCTCTTTTCTTTTATTGACTTCTTCTCTTTCTATCTCTATTCTGTAATTACAGACATCTATTAAATCTATTATTTACAAAAGAAGGGAGAACTTTATGAAAAATTTTCTTGCCACACTAACATTCTTGGGGAATATCTCATTATCCTCATCGGATATCATTCAAATCATCAGCATTTTCGCTTCTTTAATTATGAGTACTATTGCAATCATTATTTCTTTGAAAACACTTCAACAGAATTCAAAAATGATTAGGGATTCTTCAAGACCGTATGTTTCCATCTTTTTTCATCCGTTGTTTAATCTTGATTATTTAATATTAAAGAATTTCGGAAACTCCACTGCAAAAATTATTTCAATTAATACAAACGTGGATTTTCGTATATGTATAACCGATGACTCTCATTTACCATTTTCTCATGCTGCGGGTACGTACCTTCATCCCGGAGAAAGAATTCTTTCTCCAATTAATCACTTCTATAAATTATGTAAAAAATACGATTTTCTTATATTTGATATTGTCTATGAAGCATCTGGAATATGTTACCAAGAACACATGGAAATTAACCTAAGTTCATATGCCGATCATGCTTCTATGCGTCCAACCGTGAACCATGAAAATGCCCAACAGATAATTGCGAAAACCTTGCAGGATATCTCTGAAAATTTAATGTAATGGCTTTGCATAGATAATATCCTTTGCGACTTGCAGGATATCTTCAATAATTTCACAAGTAAAAGCATTTTCTGGCAACTCCTTCTCTATGGCCGCCAATGCTTTTTCTGCGGCCATTTTTCTTTTGCTATTTTCAAGGATTGTTCCACTGATCGAATACACTGTTCTTCCAATCTCATTCATTTGTATCACCTCTCCTTTCTGCTATAATGTTGATTGCGGACTGCAAATCGCCTCGCTCCAATGCAGTCCGCTGCTTTCTTAAGCAACTATTTGTTGCTTGTGAGATTATAATATATCACAAAATCAATATTGTCAACCTCTTTTTCGTTGTTTATGAGATATTTTATTGTTTATGAGATATTTTGTGTTGACGAAAAATGTAACGTTGTGTATAATGTAAATCAAGAAAGGCGGTGAGCATTGTTTGAAAGATCGTTTAAAAAAATTACGCAAAGAATTAGATTTAACACAACAAGCTTTTGCAGATAAAATAGGAATGAAGCAAAACACAATTGCTCAATATGAAATGGGTAGAACAACCCCTAGTGACGCAATTATATTTTCTATATGTAGAGAATTTGGAGTTAATGAGAAGTGGTTAAGATCTGGTGAGGGCGAAATGTTTGAGGAATTGACTGATCAGCAGAAAATTCTGAAATACACAGCATTACTGCTCAAAGATAAAGATTCGGCTGTAGCAGATGCTATTCAAACATTAATTGTTACTTATGAGCAACTGGATGATACAAGTAAAGCAGTATTGGAAAAGATTGCTAAGCAATATATTGATAACTTAAAAAAAGAGCCAGTAAGCACTGACTCTCCATGACTACTTCTCAATGTAACTTCGGATAAATACAAGTACTTCTCGTATTTTTTCCGGAGATTGTTTTCGAAGCAATTCAACAATGAAGTCGATATCTTGTTGTTTTGTACAATTATCTTTTTCCATATGTATGACCTCCGTTCTCGTGCAGAACGCTTGTTCGAAATTCCTTAATCAGATAATACTACATTTTCTGTGGTAAATCAATAGAAAAATCGAACACACGTTCCGTTTGTTTGTATCTACATTAATAGAACAATCGGGAACGGAAATACATACGGCATTTTAATCAATCGTCCCAATACTGGGACACTTATTTAAATTCGGACTCAAAAAGGTCAGTCATTCTGCATTTGAGACCGATTGCCAATTTTTCCAATGTATCAAGCCGGGGCGAAATCTCATTGTTTGCTATTCGCTGAATAGTTGATTTAGAAACCCCCGTTCTGCTGGAAAGTTGGCGAAGTGATACGTTTTTGCTATACATTATTTGCTCTAATAAAATTTTCATGCTATTAGTTTGCTCTGTTATTGCAAAAATATATCTGTAAAATTATGGTATATTCGGCTTTGCCGTTTATATATGGAATCTTGTGGTGGGAACTAAAGAGGAACGGGACAAAAGAGGAGGAAAAGTTTTATGAAAAAGATTTTGACATTCCTTTTAATTGGAATGCTTATGCTGTCCTGCACAGCTCTAACGGGATGTGGCAAAAAAGAAAGTTCAAAGACAGAATATACTATGGATGAGTTCGCTGATATGTATAACGAAACTCAATCGCTTTTTAAAAAAGAAGCTGAAAAAGCATACCTTACTGATGAGGAGCGTTATTCAGAAAAAGGACAACAGCTTTATAAAAAATGTTCCGAAAAGACTGGCTTGCCTTTTAACAAAGAACTTACTCTTCGTGGTGTAAAATATCAGGGATACGACTGTGTAAATCTGAAATCCAATGATGAAAAGACTTCCGTTGAATGTTTCTTTGCCCAGTCTGTTGATAATTTTTGGATATTGATACCTGATGGAACTACGATTTCAATCAAGGGAACTTTTTCACCGGAATCAGCCCCTGGGGCTTATGGGACGCTGTGTGATGTAAGACTTGTGTCTCCTGATATTGACATCAAATATGAACCTACGGACATTAAAGACGCATTAAAAGTAATCACTAATGAGCAAGGTTATGAGAGCGACATTATTATTGAAGGCGAAATTTCTGAAATCATGACCCGTGATGAAGTGGAAGAAATAGTGGGCGGGTATGTTGATATCTCTTCTGCATTGCATGACGATGCTGCACTGATAAAGGGCGAGGATGGGAGTATTATTATCTTTTATGACAAAACCTTTACTGGTGAACTGACTGCCGGGGATAAAATAGCTGTTCAGGGAGCGTTGCAAAATGGATTCGGATATGAAAATCCTGCTACAAAAAAATATTCCTGCCTAATAGGTGTGATGCCTGATGTTGATAATTGCTACAACTTTACAGCACATCAAGACGATGAATAATTAAAAAACCGCCCCTTCGCCAAAAGGAGCGGTACTGGAAGAAACACACGCCAATGTGCTTCTTTTGGTAACTCCGAAGAGATACACTAATGCCAATGAATATTGTATCATCTTCGGAGCAGTCACGCAAGCGGAACAACCGTTCTGTGCTGGCTGTTATTTTTATACTCAAAAACAGAAAGGAAGATGATTATGTGGGTAGAAGAAAGAAAAACCGGATTCAAATTTGTTGAACGCTACACCGACCCAATGACAGGAAAAGTCAAACGAGTCTCAATTTCCATGCCAAAGAATACTGCAAAGAATCGCAAGTTGGCAGCTGCTGCGCTCCAAGAGCGCATTGATCAGGAATTAAAGACAGCATCAACGCAGAAGAAAGACCTAACCTTGAAAGAACTCACAGAGCTATACAATACTGAACAGCTGAGGACAGTCAAGCAATCTACGTACATCAGGAACTGCGGAGCGTGTAAGTCTATTGCAAAGATTCTCGGACCATCTACCATTGTATCGAAGTTAAATGCGGGATATATCAGAGAACGTTTTCTCGCTACTGGCAGAGCTCCTGGAACGCTCAACGAATGGATAGTAAGGCTCAAGGCTCTGCTGAGATGGGGATACCGTAATGATTACATTGAAGATATCTCCTATCTCAACAAGATTGAACGGTTTAAAGATGTTTCTCACCGTAAGAAGATTGAAGACAAATTTCTTGAGTCCAGCGAAGTGGAATTGTTGCTTGATGAGATGAAAGTGGAAAAATGGAAAGTGCTAACAGAATTCCTCGTCCTGTCTGGTCTTCGATTCGGTGAAGCTGCTGCGCTTGAGAAATCGGATGTTGATTTGAGAAAGCGTGTGATCCATGTCACGAAAACCTATGATGTCAACAATGACATCGTAACAACCCCAAAGACGGACTTTTCTATCCGAGACGTATATATTCAAGACGAACTGGCAAAAGTCTGTAGAAAGGCACTGAGAATGGCTCAGAACGACAATGTGATACAGTTTAGCAACCTATTGTTCACTGGTACAGTTCGTGAGCACATTGACCACTTCGCTTACAACAAATACCTCAAGGAAAATTCCATGAAAACTATCGGTAGAAGCATCACACCACACACGCTAAGACATACACACGCAAGTCTGCTTATGGAACAGGGAATTGATATCGACAGCATCTCAAAAAGACTTGGACATAATGACAGTAAGGTCACAAGAGAAATTTATTTACACGTTACGCAGAAGTTGGAAAGCAAACGAAATGAGCAGTTGAAAGAATTGAAAATTTTATAGTCTGCCCCCTTTTTGCCCCCTTTTGGAATTTTCGCAAAAGAAAAACCCCGGAAACACCGCATTCACGGGCGATTCCGGGGAAAAGTTCAAAGCTGTCTAGGGGACTTGAACCCCCGACCTCCGCCTTACCAAGGCGACGCGCTACCGACTGCGCCAAGACAGCACATTGCGTCCAAAACCGAACGCAATCATAAATATACACTACTCTGAAAGAAAAGTCAAGAAAATCTCTTATAATTGTTATAATCATTTTCTTACATCTTATAATTTTTCCGAATCAAGGACAATCGTAAACGGTCCGTCATTCAGCAGACTCACTTTCATATCCGCACCAAACCGGCCGGTTTCTACCCATTCCACACTTTCTCTGCATTTTTTAATAATATATTCATACAGGGCATTCGCTTTTTCCGGAGAACCTGCCTCGATAAAACTTGGACGATTTCCTTTTTTACAGTTTGCATATAGTGTAAACTGCGACACAAGAAGCAGACTGCCTCCCACATCTTTCAACGCAAGATTCGTCTTTCCCTGCTCATCTTCAAAAATCCGCAGACCGGTCATCTTCTTTACCATCTTATCTGCGATTTCCTCCGTATCTGATTCTGCCACACCAATCAGAACCAGGTATCCTTTCTCTATCTGTCCAAGAAGTTCACCATCCACCCGGACAGCAGCCTCTGTGACTCTCTGTATTACAAATCTCATATCTTGCTCTCCTGCTTTTTATCTGTATTTACTGTCTTGATATATACAAGCACAATTCCCACAACTGTAAGCGGCACACAGAGGAAAATCAGAAGCCCCAGCATCCAGTCCGGCATAATACTTGATTCAATATCAATCAGTACAGTTCCGAAAAGATTATAGAGCAGATGCATCAGCATAGATGCAAATAGTGTTCCATAACGATACGCTACATATCCAAGTGCCAGTCCGAGAAGCCCTGCATAGATTCCCTGAACTAAATTTTGATGAAAAATGCCGAAGCAGACTGCCTGGATCACATTGGCGATCATCCAGTGCATTCCGGTTCTCCTCAGATATCCCATAATCA